AACTTTGTCATCGAAATCAATATTAAACAATATATAATGATAATGGGGACGACCATGAAGTTCACCATATTCACCACAGCCGAGAAAGCGAATACCACTGCCATACTCGCGACGAAGATTTTTCATGAACGTTTGATGGAATTTCTTGTCCAAACTTCTATTATTGGGCAAATAACAGTCATCAAACGTGCACGTAACAAAATAAGCTGAAGACGAAGTACGGGCTTCGTGAACAGCGCGGACAGCCCACTGTCTACTATTTTCGAGCCGACAGCCAATACATTGCTTGCAAGAACAACGAATGAAACGGTTATCATTAGCAAGTTCAGGGTGAGCGGCAAGGCTGCCGTAGAAACTATAATGTTGTTTTCCGTTTTTTGTAATCGCTCCCTCGACTGGGAGCATAAGAATAGGATTGAAACATACCATATTAATCACCTGTACCGATTGTATCAGGATTAAGTCAGAATGTCAAATCCTAAATCCACCTCGTCCTACTCTCTTGAAATTTTTACGGCGAGATCTGGAAGTACGCCGAAAGAGACGGCGAGAACCACGCTTAGACAATTTTCGACGTCTCATTTAGCGTCCCTCCAGGAACCGAAAAAACGGCTAGTTTTTTTAGAATCACTTTTATTAGAAACTGGCTCAACAAGTTGCGCAACATCGGTTTGAAAATCCGAGGCAACCTTTTTAGCAATAACAGTGTTCGAAGAAGCTTTACCTTTAAGCGCTTCAATTAAATCTACAACTTCTTGGATAAATGGGACAACGACTGTAACGATGAAAGTTAGAATCATAGTAGTTTTATTAGACATAATTATCTCCTTCCAAAATAGCGACCTCCGAGGAAGCCTATGACATTTTTCACGGCAGAACCAACACCACTAGCGACAGACCTAGGAGCGCCTGTAAGACTTTCGAGATTTTTATAGAAATCACGTTCCATACCTGCCATTTCAGTCTGGATGTTATCGAAAGCAGCGGCAGAGTTAGCACGATTAGCAGAAGCGATATTGTTCAATACACCAGAACTTAGGTAAGAACCTTGAAGACGAAGGTTTTCGAGCTCCAAGTTCATCTTTTCAAGCTCATAGCCAAGACGCTTTTCATAAGTCTGCTCGAGAAGATTCAAATTGTTAGCCTTAATGCCGTTGTCGATAACTACTCCATGGGTATTCTGACGGAAGTAATCAGCTTCTGCGACGTTTCTATCGATTTGAGATGTTGCAAGATGCTCGACGTTCTTAGCCTGGCGTTCAGCGGCACTAGCGGATCTAGCAGAGCTCATAGTAGAACCAATATCGCTCATTCCGACAGAAGCAGCTGAAGCTCCAGCTATAGAACCGCCTATACCATTGGTTGCGGCAAGAATAGGATTGAGACCAGCGACACGCATATCTTCTACGGCCCACTGATAACGATGTTTATAATTTTCAACGTTCCAAGCGTTAGCCTGTGCGGCATTAGCGGAATTGTAATGATTCTGGACAGCAGATCCAAGCACAGAACCAGCGACACTACCTAGGGTGTCGGAAAGCCAAGACATATAATCAACTCCTTCTAGAAGTGGTCTACGAGACCGGGAGTACCAAACATAGGCATAGGACGAACAGTAGTATAACGGAAGCCTATGTCGAGTAAGAATTCAGGCTCATCTTGAACAGCGATAATGCGCTTAATAGGTGGGTTCTCCGTAATGAATTCCTCATTGAGAGTAGGGGCATTACTGAAGAACTGGGATAAGTGCCATACATCAAGACTGCCACCAGTTACAGAGCTGCGGAATTTTCCGGTAATCTGCGAAGGTTTATACCGATATTCGGCATAACGTTCCTGATAACCAAAAACAGTAGTATCAGCTTTAGAACCTTGGGCATAAATTTCTCGAAGCTCAATAGCCTGTTCGCCAAGATGGGCGAATGTCGGCCAATAGAAGTCATAGACCGTAGAACGAAGCCACATCTTATTAACACCTTGTTGATAGGTAAGGTCAGCGCGAGCACAGACGAAGCCTATAATATAGCCGTGCTCGACGAAAGATTTCGTAAATCCATGGAATCTAGACGCAGTAACCCCATAAGCAGAGAGATTGCCTTGAGGGGAGGTGTCATCGGTTGCGGAAGTCTGCGCTATTGGATTGACGTTGACCATCTTGGTGAACGAGCCTAAGAATTCAGGACGCTGCAGTCTGGCGTCAGGAGAAACTACGCCGAAGAAAGAGCGAAGCACTTCTGTGTACCGACTACCACCACGAGCAAGACGCTCATAGAACTTCTGCATCTGGAAAGCAGTACGAAGACTGTTAATCGTGAAAATGCTAGAAGAATCCAGATCGGCATAAGCAGACTTAGAAAGCCACGAAGAACCAGTAATAGCGTTAGCAGTATTCATTGCTGATCCAGAAGCAGCATGACCAACTATAGCTGTAGAATAGCCACCAGATTGATAAGACAATGAACCATTACCAGTGAAGACACCGTGAACACCACCATCTTTCTGGAGTTGAGCAGCACCTAAGCTGTTATTAGATTGCTGAACGAAATAGCCTGAAACAGGCGAAGGGTCGACCAATGTAGCGGTACCGGCAAGGCCTATAGATACGCCGGGTCCTTTCTGCGTCCAAGGCAATGCCGAAGTAAAGTAATCATGACGCTTACCACGAGGGGGACAAGCTAAGCCGGGAACAATATTGGTATCTGATGTGAAAACCCAAGAAGGCTGATCGGAAGCGCGGGAAGAATCCAATACTTCATTAGTATCGCCTTTCTGGATCTTGACGGATTTCTGGAGATTTTCGTCTCGGAACCATTCATTCCAAATGAGGTAGACAGCGCGGAACGGAAGAGCGTTAATGCCGGACAAGTTGCCAGCTATATTTACTGGCAAGCCGAAATAGTCCCATAGTGAACCTACGTAACCATTTCCAGAGTTATTAGCAGCAGTGACAGTAGGGATGACATAATCAGTACTATCGTCAGGATCTTCCTGTTCGAAACAGAAATTCTGCCAATGGTCCCAGACAAGGCGATTAGGGACGAAGAAGAAGAACCAATCGAGATAGATATTATCCATAATAGGCTTAATAGGAGTGGCCAGGCGAGCGAAGTAATTAACAGACATCCTAGTAGTATCGCCAGGCAGTACTTCATCAACGAATACCGGTATGAGCTTACCTGAATTGAAAGTTGTCTTATAGACGTGCGAGCGGTCGAATTTCGTCCGTCGCATATACATTGCAGGAGCATCGCTGAAGCGATGACCTCGAACTCTAATTTTTCGAGCCAATTTTTCACCTTCTTCGAAGTGTAAACCTAATAATTAACCTAAAGCAAATTATTATTAGGTTTTAGATTATTATTGCGTCACCTACGCCAGTTACATCAAGTAAGTAACTGGCTTCGGTGACGCCTATTTTTGTGTTTCTTCATTATTTTTTTCTAAAGTGTTACTTTTTTCTTGTGTCTGTTCATTGCTTAAGGACTGTTGTGGTTTATCAGAGGTATAATTATTACCATACAGACCTTGTTGTTGGAGGTATTCGAGGGTTGCAGGATCATTCAATCGGTTGATGAAATTCATAGGATCGTGATCGAATTTAGCTCGAACGTAGGCGGGCAAGCTGTAGAATTCTTCACGAACTCCGGAAACAAGTTCTAGAGCTGTGCTGTAATCGCCAGGGAGCGTTGCGTCTCCGAACTGAAGATAAGCGTATTGCGAACTATCGCCGAGATCGAGAGTAGCTATGCCTTTCTGACCATCTGCGTATTTGTTCACGATGTAATTGATATCAGTTTCATCTTTCTCATCCTGAACCGTAAGGGAAGGCATAGTGAATTCAATGCCGCAATGGTCATGTTCTTCAACAGGATCGTAAGCTGTTCTAAACTTCATAGTTTCACCTCCTTTCGCAGGCGCCTAGACGCGGCGGGCGTGGCGTACAAAAAAAGGGCGATCTCTTTCGAGACCGTCCTTTTTCTGATACGCTCTTAATTATTTTATCATTTAGTAGGGTATTCGTCAAGATCACGTACGTAATCTACGGCGCGACCAACCAATAGAGGAACGCGGGATTCGTCAGAACTGTCAATATAATAACGGCCATCAGAATCGCCAAGGTTACCGACATAATGAAGACTGAAATCTTCAGGATAACTGTTAATAAGCGTCTTATCATCGTTAACTAACCCTTCGAAAGCTCGCAGCGCAAGCATATCATTGTGGTAGACCTGTGGAGGGCTGAATTGTTCAGCCTTGGAATCATAAATGCAATAGAGTCTCAGCAGAACCATCTCCTTTTCTAAGCGCGACTAAATACCTACGAATCATGAGATATAATGTAGCTGATATGACATAATAGTCATTATCTAGGCGAATAACTCTAGAATCATCAGGCTTAAGGCGGTAAGCGGCATATTTGCTTCCGCGAAAAGAATAATTGAATAGAATATTATGATTGTTACAGAAATTTTCAATAGATTCAAGTTCGCTAATAAGCATCACCTCATTTCTGATTTAATAATAACACAGTCACAACACCTTGTCAAGTTTTCGGCCAAGAAAATGCTTGTACTTGCCTTCCTGAACGCGACAGCGATCAACAAGGCGCTCGAAAGTATTGTTCTCCAAGTTATGCAGCATCTTCTCAATACGGTTGCTGCGAATAAACTCCATCCAGTGAGGATGTGTTTCATCGAATTTCTTATCATAATAACGAGGAGGACGCATCTTTCTGCCATTGATAACAACATAATCGTTAGCATAACATTCTTCGCCATGTTCTTCAAGCCATTTAGCACCTATGCCGGGACGATTGGACGCAACCATGAATTCAGGAATGCGGCCTTTATAGTGAACGGCAGCATTACTGCCAGTCTGTTTTTTCACTATGTAGCGCGCGACATAAGCAGCAGCGTCGAAGCTAAACTCGCCAATAAGGTGCATACCGTATTTCCAGATTTTCGAAAAACGAGCAGAAGTATAAGTATTATAACCGTCTGAACGGAATCGAAAAACTTTGTCATCGAAATCAATATTAAACAATATATAATGATAATGGGGACGACCA